ATTACCTCATTGTATGCGCTTTCTATTAGTGTATCGTCTAATGTATATTGTAGATATGTAAGGCTATCGTTGTTTTCTCTATATGTAAATGTATCTATGTTTTCTTCTGGATACGGCACCCTTACTGCGTCTTTCACACACTCTAAATTCATTGTATGTATATCATTTGGCGTACTAATTCTGTGATGTATTTTTCTTATTAGATAGCGACCACTCATATATGGGTCAATGTCTAATGGGTTTGACACATTAGGTGGTTCATAACTAGGTACTTCAAAACTGCATAAATCACCTACACTAATACCTGTAAACCCTTTGCAATCTAATGACAACACCTGTGATCTAAATGATAGTTTCTGCGACAGCGACCTAGGTAGTATTCTCTTTGTATCTGTTTCAATATAATCATTCTGCAATTTAGTCGTGTCTGATACAAACATTATTCTACCTTCTGGTTTGTCTGAAATCATCTTATCGTCTTTGTAATTAAATAATGGCAACTGCGATTTGTTATCTGTTAGACCACCATTGCCATCGTGTTCGGTATGAAATATAGTAGGAAAGTATGTATTGTAATCAAAGTCTAGTTCGCTAAATGTCTTGTTAAAACTATCGTGTGTTATCATTCTGCTAGCATATACACCGTTTGATAAGTTCTTTAATGTATCAAATTGATCTTTAATCTCAAAGTTATCAACGGTCTGCATTTCTTTTATAATATCTGTTTCACCTTGACCACCTTTTACATTACGAGGTTTCTGTTGAAACTTTGCTGTTACAGGTCTTGCTACACCTGCGATTGCCAACATATTCTCTAAACTTCTATATCTAAAACCTGTGCTATCCTCATAGAACATCATACCGCTAGAGTTATACTTCAATGGCTCTGCGTCATCACTTAATTTAGATATTGCCTTAAATGGTTTCATTCTAGGCATTACAAACTTATGAAGACCTTTTGTTTCTTCTACTATAAAATTCTTCTTACTTTCTAAATCGTTTCTGAATATATCAATGACCATCTGATCTACTGAACCTGTCAACGTTCTATTAACTCGTTTCATCTCATTATCAACTACCTCTTTACTGCAAAAATGTAGCATATAGATTTGTGACCTAGGTGTAGTAGGTTGTCTACCAGTGATTTTGTAGATATACATAGGGTGACCTGTCTGCGCTGTGAAATCGTAACCTCTACTCGTGCCTGGCGTATATAACTTAAATTCTAAACGTTCATAGCCTGTAAGAGGTAAGTGTGATACTACTGCTTGACCGTCTGCAACTACTATATTACCTGACAGACCTGCACCTTCTAGTGATTCGTATAGATTAATCTCTAATACTTGTGACCTAATTGATATTGATTTAGCGTTCTTATTAGAACCATCTGCTGATTGATAAGAAACTAATACTACATCATCAAGTAGAAATCTACCTGCTTTATCTAATTTGTTTTGATCTATGCTTGAGTACATTATTATTCATTCATTAATTTTTCAAATTCTTCAATCATCATAGGTAAATATGCTGGGTTCAACAATTTAATTCTGCTGATTCTATCTTGTTCTCTTTGTTCAAACTCTCTATTTGATACTGATTGAGCACCTGTGTCTGTTGAGTTACATTCTACCAAGTGCGAATTATCTATTGATGTTTGTGGTCCACTAGATTGTACCTTTTCATAATGATGTATTGCGTCAGGATTAGTATATTTGTCCTTAACAAAATCTTCAAATGCTGAAAATGATAATGGCCACTCGTAATATGCGTCTGTTATATTATTAGTAATTAATACTACCCAATGCAACTCAGCACTACCAAAATGTTTATGTGCAATCTGTTCAGGTCTTTCACCATTAGTTACAAAATATTCTGAATACAAACTTGCTTCATCTCTAATCTTATCTTTTATTTTTATACGTCTGAATAAATCAATTACCTGTTTGTATGTTGTACTGCCTGGTAATATATAATCGCCTTTAGGAAATCTTTCAAAATACATATTAGAATCCTTGTGCTATTGTTTCTTTTGTCATAATTTCTGTTTCACCAAATGTTAAACCCATATTAATTAATGTAGGTGGTGCCCCTCTTTCGTCTGGTGTTAATGTTGATACAACACCTTCAGGTGCATAATCTATATTACAAGATTTTAAAACACATCTACTGACTCTAGGTAAGTATGAGTTCTCATTATCTCTATACATATAAGTTATTTGAAATTCTGATGGCACCTTAAAATATCCGTTTGCGCCACTTGATTGTTCAGGCAACATATGAAATCTAAACAATTGTAATATCTTGTGTACTGCGTCTTTCTCTTTCTCATTCTTCGGTGCAAATGTAAATGGGAAACTAAACTCTCTAAACGGTACTGATTTAAATACTGATTCTAAATTAGGATTCTTTGCCTGACCTCTAAACTTATCATATACTGCTCTTGCGTTCTCAAAACCAGGTATAATACCTAGTGCGCCAAAACCTGCCATTTTAGTAAGTTCAAGTGCAACACCAGATGTACCTTTTGCTGCTGATTTAATCTTATCTGCAAAACCAGCGTCTGCAATTACACCAGCAATACCTTGTGCCATATCACCTGCAAGACCTGTTTCTAATGCCTCATAATCTGCTGTATAATTAAACTTCATACCTTCTGCTGGCATATACAATATAACACTATCTGAAATATATGTGTGATTAGAACCTGCTTTTTGAAATAGACCAGAGTTTACACCTCTAACTCTATTAGTTTGTGTTATGCCTCTGGACTTAATATTTTTTATGTTTCTGTTTGAAGTTCCTCTGCCAAATGTGTCATCACCTACTTTGTTTAATCTACCGTTATCAAATGTACTTGTTTTATATGCTGATTTATTATGTGATAGTATATCAAATATTACATAGTGACCATCACCCATATTGCTAGTTTCTTGTGGGTAATAAACCGTGCCGTATTGATATGGATTTTCTGATAAATGTGCTGTTGATGAATTGTTACCTATTTCTAAAGGTGATTTGTTTAGTAGTCTAGCGGCAACCTTTTTAGTTTGTCCTTGATCTGCAAAACTATTTGCTATCTTATTACTAATAGCACCTGCTACTGCTGACGCTACTTTGCCTTTGATTATATTTGCTACTTTAGAAGTCCAAGCCATTTGTATCCTTTATATATATTACTAATATTTATATGATATGAAGAAGTCTTTTAAAGGAATATACAAACCAACTAATCCTAAAAAATACGTTGGCAACCCAAATAACATAGTATATCGTTCACTATTAGAGCGTAGGTTTATGGTCTATTGCGACACTAATCCTGGCATAGTGCAATGGGCAAGTGAAGAATTACCTATTAGATATTACAATCCTATTGATAAGAAATATCATAGATACTTTGTTGACTTCATAATCAAAACAGATAAGAATAAAAAGATGTTAATTGAGATTAAACCATCTCGTCAAACATCTCGTCCTAAACCACCTAAAAAGAAAACACGGTCATATATGCGTGAGAGTTTTGAGTTTATCAAAAATCAAGCAAAGTGGAAAGCTGCAACTGCGTATGCTGAAGATAATAATGCTGTGTTTAAGATTATAACTGAAAAAGAATTAGGCGTTAAATTTTAGATATACTGGTCGCCGTTATCTCGTCTTACATATTTAAATGATGTGTCAGGTTCGTGGTCTACAAAACCTGCTATTGTTGTACCAGTAGATTGTTGACTATTTACATTTGAATTATTTTGAATATTAGTTACAACAGGTTTCTCCATAGTTTGTGTTTCATTCTGTAAAAATTTCAATGCGTCTGAAGTATCTGATCCATCTGCCATTACATTACCTACAACTTGTCTTTCTGCTAATAAACTTTTAGGTTCGTTTATTATAGGTACAACTTTACCATCACTACCTAACATTTGTTCACTTGTATTTAAATTTTGTTTCTTAATATCAAGGTAATTAGGATTATCAGGTTGAATAATTTGACCTGATTGTTGATCAAAGAAAGGTGCGATAGGATCTTTTGAATCTCTACCTGATAATTCAGCGTCATTTGATATATCAACATTACCCTCACCTTCAAGTGATTGAAATTTACCTCTACCTTCAATAGCGTCTTCTCTTTCTTTTTCTTCTTTGTCGCCAAAGAAAAACTTACCCACTGCTGAGTTCTTAAACCAATCAACTATACCTTGAAAGAAATCTTTGATCTTATCAAAAACACCTACTACCGTATCTCTTATGACATCTATTTTTTCTGCAAAGAATTGAAATGCTGCTATAACTGCTAATACTTTCAATGCTATTAATGCTCTTGCTGATTTGAATATATTACCTATTGTCTTAAATAATCTACCTATTGTTTTTAAAGGCGCAAATAAGAATTGTTTAAACCCACTCATCAATGATTTACCAAACTGAGCAAACCCACCTGCAACTTCATTGATTGTATCAGGTATAACCATAAATGCTTCTTTTAGTTCAGCAAGTTTACTGAACCCACCCATATCAGCACCTGTGTTTGCTGTTGTATTAGTTCTTTGATCTATTAAATCATTTTCTTTTTGTAGATTTTCTATATTTTGTGATCTTGTTTTTATCTCTTGTTCTTTACTATCTCTATCTTTTTTAGTTAGTCTGCCTTCTTCTTCTAACTTACTCAATAGTTTAGTTCTTTGTTCTATTTCTTCTCTATTTTTAGCAATACTTTCTTCATTTACTTTTTTTTGTTTATTATATTCAGTAATATCGTTTTGAGTAAGTATTCTAATTCTATTTCTATCTTCGTCTATTTCTGCTTTAATACCTTGTTCTCTTAATCTACCTAGTTCTTCTTGTAATTTAGCTTGACTTCCTCTAAATCTATCAACGGTATCTGCTAATTCTGAATTATATTGTCTTAAATTTACACCTAGGTCATCAACTAACGATACTAATTTGTTAATCGCTTTACCAAAACTATCTATTGAACCTGTTTCTATTTGTGTTGTTAAATCTCTTATCATTTCAGGCACATTACTTACAACTGCCTGCGTAGCAGATTTTAGACCTACACTTGCTTTTTCAAATATTACTTTACCTAAAGCGGTAATCTCTTTTTCAACAGCGCTTTTACTTTCTGTACCAGGTACATCAAATTCTGTTGATAGTGGTGTTATGTCTGCTACGGATGCCATATTAACCTATGTTTGTATCTTTATATTTTTTTGATTGTACTTTTGATGATTTGCCGTTAACGTATAACCCAAACCAAGCAGCACCAGCCCCTACAACAACTGACACAAACCCTGCCTGTGCGTTATTAGGATTCTCTAATGCCATAAACCATTGCATAGTGTTATAAAATACTAATCCATATAGTACCATCATAATTCTAGGCACGGTTCTCCAGTTAGATAAGAATTGAGGCAGTTCTTCTTTTAAAAACCACCAAACCCATTTAATCTTTTCAACTGCGTCTTTCTTTTGTTCTTCAAACATTATTCTTCTCCCTTTGTCTTTTCTTCTCGTTTTCTTCTTTAATATAATTTATCAATAATGAAACATATACATCTCTTTCCCACGGTATCATTGCCTCAAGCTCAGTTAACGAATACTTGTGGTGTTGCATTAGTGCAAAATTTGTTTCAAAGATTGCCTCTAGGCTGTTGTGGGAGAGGCCAATCCGAAAAAATCTTGTAACCCGCTGAAGGTGATCTTACTCTCAACTCCTGTCTTCGGGTTCTTCACTTTTGTTTCGTGTCTTAATCTAGGCATAGACTCAAAAAACTTTCTTATCTTACCAAATTGTTCTTGTGGTAAACTTTCAAAAAAGTCTTTCAATTCTTCTATTGTAGACTCACTTACAGGATAATTCTTCTCACCCTCGTAGATGTATTCTACACAACCTATTATCAAATTAATTATATCTTCATATTTAAGTGATTTAAACTCTTGTGAGTATAACACTTTCATATTAGGATACTTCATTACGACACCTAAATTTCTTTTTTCATCTAAAACTATATTGTTTGTGTGTGCGTCATCTACTTGCACCTCAACTTTAGATAAATCAACTTCCACATCGCCATAAGTTTCTTTATCGTCTGGACATATAATTTTAAACTTTGCAATCTCACCTACAGATTTTGCCCTAACCTGTAAAAAGATATATTCTACATCAAACGTAGGTAGTTCTTCTACATTCAATTTGTCAAATGTAACTGACTTCAAAATTTCTTTTGTTGCCGTTTGCATTTCTTTTTCATCACCTGATTCAAGTGCTATATACAACATCTTTTCTTCTTTAACAAGAAAAGGTCTATATTGTACCTTTGTTTCTTGTGATGGTAAAGTCAACTCATATCGTGGTGTTTCAACTATTGGTAACGCCATTATAACTCCTTATTAATATTATATATTTAGTGGTGGTATCTTAAACGGTGGGAATACTCTACCACCAGTTACTCTACCTAAAGGTACTCTACGTCTTAAATCGTTGAGTACATCTCTACCTGCCCTTCTCAATTCAGGTGGCAATTTGTTTATCAAACTACCAAAAATTCCTCTATTGTTTTTAATCTCTGGCACTCTACCTGTAGGTGTGCCTAATTCTATATTACCTTGTCTATCTATGAAGTAATTAATCCAGTATCTAAACGAAAAGTCAACACTAACCGTTTGTACATTATTAGCATCGTGGGAATATTCTAGTTCACCTATTGATACAGGAAAACAATCAATCAATTGTACACCATAGGTTATGTCATCTCTTTCTTGCCTACTAGCAAATTGTCCTAACTGAAATATGTTTAAGTTAGTTACATAGTTGTCATAATAGTTTGTGTTAAATGTAGATGATGTTGCTAATGCTGATTTTTGCCATACTTCAAAATAACTTCGTTCTCTTAAAAACTTATCAGCATAAAATGTTGCTGATATGTTTTCTGACTTTTGATCGTACACTACTTTTCTAGGTGGTGCATTACCGTGTCTAACTTCTTTTGTAACCATTTCTCTACTCGGCATACTGATAGAAGAACAAAATGCTCTTACACGTCTGCCGTTTGCTAATTGAATAGCATTTAAATCTGATTGACTAGGAAATGCTTGTCTTTCTTCGGCAGATAATGATGTGTCTTCAAAACCTTCTGTAAACAAAGGACCTGATACGCCTTTAGGTAAAGTAAATTCAGCATAGTATCTTGCCTTTCTAGCAAAACCTTCTGCCTCATTTACAAATGATTGAAAACGACCTAATGTAGTTTCAGGATTACCACCTTGTGTTCTTTTTAAACGTGGGTCACCTGTTACGTTGTCTAGTGATCTATCTCGTGGTATACCGATACGTATATCATAACCACCTATTCTTTTTCCGCCTCTTAATATTGCCATTAGTAAGGACTACCTTTCTTAAATTGTGCCACAGGTAAATAAACTGCTAATGCAGCCTCATCATAATCAATTCTTAAAAAATTACTTTTCACGTGAGAAAACAAATATTTTTTAATTGTATTTCTTACAAGTGGTATATTTTTTACCCTATTATAACTAACATCAAAACTATTTCTACTTGTTATTTCTCTACCTCTTGTAGCAAATCTTTGTAATCTTTCCAACAAAGTAAATCTAGCACCAGGTCTTAAATAATGAAAATTAATCCCTGCAAATCCACCTGGTATTCTTTCAATAGGCAACACTAGTGGAAACGTATCATAATATGGTAATGTCTTTTTATATTTAGGGTCATAAAAAAACATATTTAAACGACCAATACTAGGTCTACCTATTAGTTTTCCTTGATTCATCAATCTTCTAGCAGATGTTCTATCTGCGATTGATGATATTGCGTTTCTGTACCAAGCAGATGTTTTCTTTATACCACCTGCCTTATCTACTAATGGGTCTAATATTGATACTGCCATACGTATATTTATGCTTAAAAAAGGGCCCTTTAGTTACCTAAAGGACCCTTAAAGTATGTACCAAGAGAGAGAGTATTACTCGTCTTCAGCTAACTTACTAAAATATGACATTGTATCGTCATCATCACTAGCCGCTGGCGAGTTATTCATACTTTTTGCTGAACCATTCTGCTGAGGCGGGAGGTCTGCAGCTTCTACTGATTCAGTTTTTCTAGCACCCGATAACACCCTATTCAGTTTCTCTTTGAGTTCGTCATAGGTTTTAAAATTATCAGCCGCTAAAAACGGTTTTAAAGCGTGTTGTGTTGACCAGATAGATTTAATCTTCTCGTCATTATCAGCAAGTGCTGACACGCCTTCAAATTCAGATTTGTCATAGTTCCAATAACCATCAACTTTTCTGATTTTTAATTTAAAGTTTGCACCTTTCCAGAAGTCAAACGGATTGATTGCCGCTTCATCTTCAAAGGCAGGTTGCATTGATTCAGTAATCTTATCAAATATCTTTTTACCAAATTTGTATAAGAACACTTTGCCTTCGTTCTCTGGATGTTTAGGATCA